TTAGTAGGTGGCTAGATCAACAACATTTAAATATACTGTAACAGTTGTAAACCCTGGTTCAGGAAACAAATACTATTTAGATGGTATACTTATACCTTACATAACTTTATTTCCAGGATGCACATACGAGTTTAATCAAGACGATAGCACTAATGGTGGACACCCACTAAGATTTGCAACACAAGTTGATGCAGCAAACTCATCAGAATATACGACAGGTGTTACAACATCTGGTACACCAGGTTCAGCTACAGCATTTACAAAAATAGAAGTAACAAGTGATACACCTTATCAATTATATTATTATTGTACAAATCACTCTGGAATGGGTAATACAATAGATTGTGTTGGAGTATCTGATAACAAAGATAGAGGTTGTCATTTTGGTGGAGAGGATTCTTCTCCTGCTTATACTAATTCTGTTGAATATTGGCAGATTTCATCTTTAGGTAATGCATTAGATTTCGGTGATTTAACAAGAACAGTTTCAGGTGGCGCTGCAGTAATGGCCAATAATATTAGAGGTTGTGTTGCAGGAACATCTCCATCAACAGACACCATAGACTCTATTGTTTTTGAGACAAGAGGTAATGCAATTGATTTTGGAAATTTAACTGTAGGAAGAGCGTCAGCTGCTGGAGTTGCTAATAAAGTCAGAGGAGTCTGTGCTGGTGGTAGAGCTGCACCTGTACAAAAAAATGAAATTGATTTTATTACAATACCAAGCACTGGAAACGCAACAGACTTTGGAGACTTAACTTCTGCTAAAAGAGGATTAGGAACTTCAGCTTCACCAACTAGAGGTTTATTTTCAGGGGAAGGTGATTCACCCAATAGTGCTCAAATAGATTATATTACAATAATGACAACAGGAAACTCAGCAGATTTTGGTGACCTAACAGTTGGTAGAGGTTTCATGGGAGGAGCATCAAGTTCTACTAGAGCAGTTTTTGCAGGAGGTTTTGCAGGTCCAGCAGGATCAAATGTTATAGACTATGTTACAATAGCATCATTAAGTAATGCAACAGATTTTGGAGATTTAACTGTTGCTAGAACTTTAAGTGGAGGAGCTAGTAACAATACTAGAGCAGCTTTTTCAGGAGGATCAACTCCAAGTTATTCAAATGTCATAGATTATGTTATAATAGCAGCAACTAGTAATGCAACAGATTTTGGAGACTTACCAACAGCAACGACAGGTCCAACAGGATCTAATGGTCACGGAGGATTACAATAATGTCTAATCAAGGAAAAATTTGGGATATACGAGAAGCTTATAAAAAACAAAGAGCTAATACTTGGACCAGAAGTCCTAGTAAAGGATTTTGGTTTGGTGGTGGAACTCCTTCTGCATCAAATGTAATTCAAACCGTAAACATGGATAGCACAGGTAACGCAACAGACTTTGGTGATTTAAGTAGAGCGGCAGTAAGAAACGTTGCAAATTCATCCTCTGTAAGAGGAGTCGTTGCATTCGGTGGAACAAGTGATAACACAATACATTATAATGATCTTAAATCTGGAGGTAACACTTCTAGTTTTGGTGATTTAAGTACAGCAAGAGATTATTTGATGTCACATGGTGGTGTTGAAACAAGAGTAACTTTTTCTGGTGGTTCAGCACCTGGCTCACCTTATGCATCTTCAAATGTAATTGACGTTGTATCGCCACAAACAACTGGTAACGCTGTAGATTTTGGTGACTGTACTGTTGCAAGAAATGCTGGAGCAGGTGGTGGTAATGAAACAAGAGGTGTATGTTTTGCAGGTTATTTATATCCAAGTAACACAGTTAACAATGTTATAGATTTTGTAAATTTTGCTAGTTTTGGAAACGCTTCTGACTTTGGTGATTTAAGTAGTGCACAGAATTATAATAATGGGGTTGGTGGTAAAGTTAGAGCTTTTAGTATGGGTGGTAGTAACTACCCAGGTTATTCATCACAAATTGATTTTGTTACTATAGCTACAACAGGAAATTCTTCTGATTTTGGAGATTTAACTTTTACTGATCATAGAAATTATGCTGGTGGTTCATGTGAAAATAAAATAAAAGCATTGGTAGGAGGAGGAAGTCCTGCTACAAACACAATATCTTTTATCACTCAAGCAACTGCTGGTAACTCATCTGATTTTGGAGATTTAACTACTGCTATCAGAGAAAACAATAGTGGAGCAACTTCAAATAATCATAGCGGTATAACCGATGAAAATATGATTCAACGTCCATCAGTAACCTATATGCCTGGATCAGGGAGAGCTTTATTTAATGGTGGTCAAACTGCACCATCGGATGCTCTTGTAAGCACAGTAGAAATGTTTCATATTCCAACAGCAGGTAACGCTGTAGATTTTGGAGAATTAAATAAAATTGTATCAAACGGACCAGGAAATGGTGCTAGTAATACTAGAAGTATTATATATACTGGATACTCACCAGCTTCACCTTATTATGACAATACGATTCAAGCTACTACGTTTTCTTCTTTAGGAAACTATTTTGATTTTGGTGATCCAACACAACAACGATATTCAAATTCTTATGGAAATATAGGTAGCCCTACTAGAGCAATTTTTATGGGTGGATATGCACCTGGTTCACCTTACTATGTAAACATAATAGATTATGTAACAATCGCTACTGTTGGTAATGGAACTGATTTTGGAGACCTAGCCGCTGCTACAACTAACGTGGGTGGTTGTGGTTCTTCAGTTAGAGGAATTGGTATGGGTGGATATACTGGATCACAAGATGATACTATTCAATATGTAACTATAGCTTCAACAGGTAATGCAACTGACTTTGGAAATTTAACTGCTGCAAAAAGTCAAGGTTCTGGTGTTTCTTCTTCTACAAGAGGTGTTTTAGGAGGCGGTAATGCACCTAGTGCATCAAATGTTATAGAATACGTAACTATAGCTTCAACCGGTAACGGAACAGATTTTGGTGATTTAACACAAGCTAGAAAAGCAATGGCTTCAGCTTCAAATTCAAATCGTGGTTTATTTATGGGTGGTGCCGCGCCATCAAAAGTAAACACTGTTGATTTTATAACTATAGCTTCAACTGGAGATGCAACTGATTTTGGTGATTTAACTACTGCAACTGGTGAAAGTGCTGGAACCTCAGACTCACATGGTGGTTTACAAGCATAATAAAATAGTGTAATATCCTATATATGAAAGAAGAATTATTACAGTTGTTTCCTACACCTTTATTAATTGTACCATACGAACAATCAATTGATGAAGAGTTAGCATATTTAAAAACTATTAGTTATCGTGAACAACAACAAAACGGTAATTACAGATCTGATGATTCATATTTATTACGTCAAGAAAAATTAAAAAACATAAAAAACTTTTTAGGTGAGTCTGTAAATAAATTTACTACAGATGTTTTAAACTCAAAACAAAGATTAGTTATTACTCAGTGTTGGGCTAATAGAAATCCAAAAGGGTCCAAGCATCACGAACATGTGCATCCTAATAGTATTATATCTGGTGTAATGTATTTTCAAATAAATGAAAAATTACCCCCAATACAGTTTTCAAAAGATAGACAAGATGGTATGAAATTAAACCCAGAAAAATATAATCACGTAAACTCAGAGTCTTTTATGTTGCCTTGTAAACCAGGTGAATTAATTTTATTTCCATCATCATTAAAACATAGTGTACCAATAAACCAAGGTGATGAAGATAGAATTAGCATATCTTTTAATACGTTTAGTATAGACGCATTAGGATCAGAACAAAGCTTAACACATTTAGATATAAGGAGGATGATGAATGAGCACAATTAAAAGTTATATATACGTAGGAAATCATATACCAAAAGAAGTATGTGAAGAGTTAATAGATGAATGTAACAAAGGTATATGGAAAAAACACACTTGGAACAATTATGCATCTGGTGAAACATCTTCTGAACCTACAAAAGAATTAGATGTGATGAATTGCACCAAAGAACAACAAGCAAAGATAACACCATATTTAGTTAAAGCATTAGGTGAGTATCAAGAAAAACATAGTGTACCAGGAGAAAAGACCCAAGGACCATGGCTCAGTAAGTTTAGTCCAATAAGATTTAACAGATATCAAGTTGGCACTATGATGAGAGAGCATTATGATCATATACATAGTATATTTGATGGTCAAATGAAGGGAGTGCCATTAGTGTCTATTGTAGCCAACTTAAATGAAGACTATGAGGGCTCTGAATTCTATTGCAGAGGAGAGAAAATTAAGTTAAAAACGGGTGATATACTATTGTTTCCATCTAATTTTATGTATCCACATGAGGTTAAAGAAACAACAAAAGGTACCCGATACTCGTTTGTAAGCTGGGCCTTTTAATATATAATGAGGTTATATGTTACAAAAAATAGGTTTTCAGCCAGGGATAAACAAACAGATTACTCCTACAGGAGCAGAAGGTCAATGGACCGACTGTGATAACGTACGTTTTAGATATGGTACACCTGAAAAAATAGGTGGTTGGAAACAATTAGGAAGCAGTAATCTTACAGGTGCAGGAAGAGGACTACATCATTTCGTAAATAGTTTAGCTAGAAAATACGCTATCATTGGAACAAACAGAATTTTATATGCATTTTCTGGAGGTGTATATTATGACATACATCCTATTAAATCTACAACAACGCTTACAAGTGCATTCACCACGACTAACGGATCACCAACTGTTACAATAACTTTCAGTGGTGCTCACAACATATCAGCACAAGATATAATATTATTAGATAATTTTTCTGCAATTACTAACTCTAATTTTGCAGCTGCAGATTTTAACGATAAAAAATTTATGGTAACAACTGTTCCTAATAGTACAACTTTAACAATTACAATGCCTTCAAACGAATCTGGATCTGGCGCAACTACATCTGGTGGTGTAAGAGTACAACATTACTATCCGGTAGGACCTGCTGTACAAGCAAAAGGTTTTGGTTGGTCATTAGGATCATGGGGAGGACAGATTGCTGGTAATCCAACAACCACATTACAAAACGGTATTAACAGTGCTGTGACTACAGGTATTATATTAGTTGATCCCTCACAGTTTCCAACTGCAGGTACAAACTTTTTACAAATAGATAGTGAAGAAATATCTTATACTGGTATTGCAGCCACAGGTGAACTTACAGGTGTAACTAGAGAAGTTGGCGGCACAACAGCTGCTGCACATAGTGGAGGAGCAACTATTACGAGTACAACTACATTTATTGGTTGGGGTGAAGCAGCATCAGGAGACTTAGTTCTTGAACCTGGTATGTGGTCACTAGATAATTTTGGTGATAAAGCGATTTGTTTAATTCATGACAGTGCATGTTTTGAATGGAACTCTGCAGTAACAGATGCAACTGCAAATAGAGCAACTATTATAACTGGTGCACCAACAGCATCAAGACATATGTTGGTATCTACGCCAGATCGTCACTTAGTATTTTTTGGAACAGAAACAACAATAGGTGATGTTGGAACACAAGACGATATGTTTATTAGATTTTCAGATCAAGAAGATATAAATACTTATGCACCAACAGCTGTTAATACAGCTGGTACACAAAGACTTGCTGACGGATCACAGATTAGAGGAGCAATAAGAGGTAGAGATGCAATTTATGTCTGGACCGATACAGCATTATTCACACAACGTTTTGTAGGTCAACCATTTACATTTGCATTTGCACAAGTTGGAACTAACTGTGGACTTGTTGGACAAAACGCAGCTGTTGAAGTTGATGGTGCAGCTTATTGGATGTCAGAGAATGGTTTTTTTAGATATGCAGGTAAGTTAGAATCATTACCTTGTTTGGTAGAAGATCATGTTTACGATGATATAAATTTAGAATCTGGTAATCAAATGGTATCTGCTGGATTAAATAATCTTTTTGGTGAAGTCATGTGGTTTTATCCAACTTCCTCATCTTCTGTTGTAAACAGAATGGTTGCATACAATTATTTTGACTCTTCGCCTCAAAGACCTGTTTGGACAAATGGCACATTAGCTAGAACTATGTGGCAAGACTCTGCAGTATTTGGTAATCCACATGCAACAGAATATGATGCAGCTACAGATACATCTTTTGATGTAGTGGGAAATACCGAGGGTAGAACAACATACTATCAACATGAAACAGGAACTGATCAAGTTAAAGGTGGTGCTACAACTGCAATTACTGCAAACATATCTTCTGGAGATTTTGATATTACACAAGCAAGATCATCACAAGGACAACAAACAGGTGTTGCAACGTTTAGAGGAGACGGTGAATTTATTATGAAGATAAGAAGGTTTATACCTGACTTTATATCACAAACTGGTAATACTAGAGTTACATTGAATTTAAGAAATTATCCAAACGATACACAATCAGGTTCAGCACTTGGACCTTTTGATATAAGTTCGTCTACAACTAAAGTAGATACCCGTGCAAGAGCTAGAGCAATTGCATTAAAAATAGAAAACACATCAACTAATCAAAGTTGGAAACTAGGAACTTTTAGATTAGATACACAACCAGACGGAAGAAGATAATGGCAAAAATAGTACAGGTAATAACTAGACCATCAAGAGAATATGATATTCAAACAGCAGAAGCTCAAGTAAGAGACCTTGATGCAATTGTAGAAAAATTAAATAGTACGTATCAAGAAGAATTAAAAGAGGAGATAGAAGCGTTTAACTTCTTTGCACAATAATGGCTAATAGATTTATAAATAAAAAAATAAAATTAACAGATACAAATAGCACTACTTTATTTACTGTTCCAACTGCAACTACGACTATTATAAGATCTATATTAGTATCAGAATATGCGGGATCTGGATCAAGCATAACAGTAACATTAACAGACAGTTCTAGTGTGGTATTTAACTTATTTACTACTAAAACAATATCATCAAATGCTACAACAGAACTATTAACAAATCCTTTAATATTACAGGAAAGTGAAATATTGAAAGTTCAAGCTGGTGATGCTAATAGACTACAAGTAATAATGTCTATATTAGAAGTACAACCTAGAACAGTTATTGGAGGAGAATCGTAAGATGAAGGATATACCGGTAATAAAACCAAAAGAGATAATAGAAGAGATTTACAACCTTAGAACAGGTGAGAAATATAACAACGACGAAGAATGGAAGGCTAAAGGCATACCCGAGTCTGAGATAAGAAAAGACGTGAGAGTGATAATGCCGAGTCTTGATTTATTCGGAGAAACAAAATAGAATGGTACGATGGCAATAACTAGAGCACAACAATTCAGACAGATGTTAATCAAGGGTGGAATAGCAAACCCTGATGGTAGACGTGGTTTCGGTGGTGGTGCTGACATGGGAACTGTTGGAGATTCAAAAGGTAATGTCGGCCCTGGAAAAGGCGGGTATCAAGGTGGAGGAGACGGAAAAGGTGGAAAAGCAGGTGGTGAGGGAGATGGTCCAGTAGACAAATCTAGTAATTTACAAAATGTTAATCACATGATAGCTATGGGTCTTGACGTTCCTCAAGGACCTATTAATTTAAAACCAAGGGAAATAGAATTACAAAATTTTTTAGATAGAAGAAACAAAGTTAATTTATTTGGTTTAAGTAAATTTTTTACAGGACCCCTTCAAAAAGTTTCTGATTTTAATGCATCAATAAACAGACCTTTTTTTAAAGAAGTAATTAGAGCAGGTAAGATACCAGGGTTAAGTTTTGACATGACCGAAGAAGAATATGAAGAAGCATATCAAGATTATATGTCAGATAGACTCGACGGTAAGATAGATGCTTATGGAAATCCAAATCCAGGATATGGCAAAGATGATAATCCATCAGGTATCATGACCCAATACATACCACCTGTTCAAAGTGAACCAGAACCAGAACCAGAAGAAGATGATTTTGAATTTTATAGAAGATTTAGAGCTGATGGTGGTAGAGCAGAATACAAACAGGGATCACCCAAAGTAGATCCAAGAATGAAAAATACTTTAGCTCAAAACGTAGCTAGTAACAATGCTCAAGCTGCAGCTAATGC